TAAAAGAGAAGGTGAGTTAATGAGTGAGATGTCTATGAGTTGGGGAGAGATAGCACAATTGACCCACGCTACGCAGGTGTCAGGGTTTGGTTGGTGTTGGTGTGAAGATAACGAAGGTAAAAAAAATCCATATGCAGATTGTCCAAAGGAGGAGACAAATGCTTGATGAAGATACACCAGCGTGGGAACATACAGTAACCGCAGGGCTAAACATAATTAATTTATGTTGCTTGACTATCCCCCTCGCACTATTCCCCCCTCCTCCTTGCATTCAATCACCCGTTATAAATGCAATCCACAGAGGGCGCAGAGTCTCACATATTGAGACAATCACCCCACCCAATTATAACGAAAGTGTTATACAAATATCCTTGACAAGCCCCACCCCCCGTGTCAATATTCAGTTACTAGCCCAAGCAACCACGCAAGGGCAGGACAGGAGCACCAAATGAGGACACAAAAAGACATCATCAAGACAGTTTCAAAAATGTATGCAATGGCAACAGGCAACACAGATTACGAGCCACTAGCCCGCTTTATCTTGACAGAGCATTACGGCGTCGAGACTTTCTTCCTTAATAAGGAGTGCGATTATTCAAGCGGTATCAATCTCGACAGCGTGAAGATATTCTCCGACAATATGGACGGCGTGATTAAGGCCATAAACGGCGAATTATAGAACCACCGCCCCCCGCCCGCTAACGACGGCGACGGCTCAAGACCTACGGGGGGCACGAGAAGAGGCAACAATGCCCCTTCCAACTGATAGGAGAAAAGAATGACACGCAAGGACTTCGAACTAATAGCAGGAGTAGTAAAAGGCTCAATGGAAAATTGGGACGGCTTTACCCCTGAGGCACAAGAGGCAGTTATCGGGCTAGCCCGTAGCCTTTCAACTAGATTACAAGATACTAACCCCCGCTTTAATCGTGAACTATTCTTGAAGGCTTGTGGGGTGTAGTAATGAATACCCTACCGTTCGCAGGGGTTTACTATCGCCCGTGGATATGTGAGACGCACCTTCAAGAGTTAGAAGAATTGGAGACAAGCGGAGAGATAAGCGAGGGCAAAATCCGCTTGGCAGAGATTGTGCAAGATTACAAAATGTGCGAAGATTGCACCGAATTGAAAGGGGCACAAGAATGACACAAGAGCAGAGAGAGCATTATCAATATATGCTTGCCAATCTAAAATTATCGGAGAGGCACCGTTATTGGATACTAAAACAATTAGAAAAGGAGGTGGAATGATGGCTAATTTTCAAGATATAGCCTACACGCTAGGCGTGGGCTTGATTGTATTTGGTATTCCCTGCCTTGTAATGTTATCACTAGCGTTATGGATTGAAAACAGGATAAACGGCTAGAAAATAGCCCCGCACCCTTAACCAGAGGGCACAGGCTCAAGACCTGAGCGGGGCACAAGGTAAGGCGGGAGATACCTGCTACACCTTAAAAGAAAGACAGGAGAAAGAATGAAGACAAAAGAAAGACCGCTAACCATATGCGTGGAATGTGGGAGATTGTTTGACCTCTCCCAAGAATTAGACGCCCAAGAATGGGCTTATGGCCACGATTGTGAGGTGGGAGCGTGATTGATTGGGAAAACTTTTTGAATGTAGGCTTAAGTGATTATGGCTTTACATTCGAGGGATATTTCGGTGATGTTTATATTCCTTGGCGCACTTTAATTCTTGGCCTGCTTGTAATTACGGGGCTTAAGATTTGGAGAAAGTGGCGGGATAGATAACGAAATTGTTATAAGAAATAAAGCCCTAACCCTTGACGGGGGCGAGGTGAGCAAGACACCATAGGGCACTAGGTAAGGCGAATGCCTAACCTTGCAAGACTAGACGGGAGACTAGAAAAATGGAAAATAAAGCAAAGGGCGTGGAGTTGTTGGCTACGCTTGAGAAAATTAGGAACGGCGAAACTTACGAAATCTTTAACCTGTTGCCAGATATTGCAGGGGGTAGCGTGTGGTTAGATGAAATCAAAGACACCGCAATGTATGTCCAAGGTTATGTTAATGCCAACGAGGATTACAGCATAGATGACCTTAGAGATTACGGGCACGAGTATGCAAACGGGCAATGTGAAACCTATTACAAAAACATAAACGACGAGGTGCAAGCCTTGAGCCTATGGGCTAGTAATGAAATCGACGAAGGGGTGGCAGAGTTAGCGTCAGATATAGAACCAAAACTTACAACTTTGCAGAGCCTTTATTTATTCGTGGCAAAGCGTATGGTATGGGACGCAGTAGTAGACCAAGCATTTCAAAATACAAATCAAGACGAATTGGTGGAGGCATAATGAAATCTCCTACCTATTACCGCACACGCACAATAGTGCGGGCGTTGTTCGTGCTTGGAATGCTAGTTGCATTTTATATAATCTCAACACGAATTTGGTGGACGGGCACTGGATTTTGCATAAACACTATCGAGATTTGCGGGGTGTAATATGTGTGGCGATTGCTTACAAGATATAAAGATATGTGGGTGTGATAAATGAAAGTTGCAACAGTAATAGATGAGTTGAAAAAATTAAATCCTAATGAAGATATTGTAGTTAGTTGGTTTGATAAACAAACTTACCAAGATTATTACAATGATGAAGAAGAGATAACTCCTGCCGAATGGGATTATGTGGTTAAATCTATATCTACTAATGATTACTATTGGGAACAGGTTAATTGGACTTTAGAAGAGGCGGTAGCCTTTATTAAGGGAAGGATAAAGGAGGAAGTAAATGTTAGATGAAGATACACCAGAATGGGAACACACAATAACCGCAATGGTTAAACTACGACAACGCAACAGAGCCACCGACGCAGATAAAGGTTGGGAACTTGCAAAGGACGACGAAGAGAGTTGGTATGTTGTCTCGATTGATTGGGATAACCTTGCTAATTCAGACACAATCAGAATAAAATAAACCAATAAAGACAGGAGAAATAATGAACACAACACAAGAAATAAAAATCACTGGTAAAGAGCACGAAGAATTATCTTGGAAAAGATATGTTTATTTTGTATATCAAGGCGAAGAATATCAAGCCATATTATTTTGGGATGAGTTTAATGGATATGAAATCTATTGGAAAAATTCCGAAAGTGGTTTGATTAACTCTCAAGAAGCCCCAGATTGGGTGGTAAATTGGGATGAGGACGAGCACGAAGGGATGAGTTTTGGTCATTACTTAGATGAACTTACTTACCAATGGAAACCAAATCGAAATAATCCTGACTTGTTTGATGATTTAATATCTTCAGCAGAAAAATTAATTCAATTGACAGGAGAGAAAAAGAATGGTTAAGTATCAGATAACCGCAGAGGTTGATAGCCAATGGTTTGATATTCTAGGGCAGATTACTAGGTATCAAGATGGGTTTGTGTGGCACGCAGTAGAGGAGGTGAAGCAATGAAAGAGATATGTCAATATTGTGGGTGGGAAGTTCCTAGTCCAGAATGGTATAACTATTACAATCAGAAACCATTATGCGACGATTGCAATATGGATATGTATTTAGAGAAAGAAAAAGAAATGGAGAGTGCATAATGAATAGCAATGTAATTGTCCTGAGAAATGCTTTTGATGTTGTCTATGAAACCAAAGGGACGGAGTGCGTAAGAGTATTTCTACCAGAGGGCGTTAGTATTCCAGAGGATTGGGATAGTTGGACAATGCAAGCCAAAGATGAATGGCTATTCGAGAACCAGGATTATGTAAACTATAAATGGAAAGATGTAGACAGAGGTGATGTAGTCCAGATACAAGAACTAAGATGAGCACAACTGTATTCTTCCTCCTGTTGATTGTGCTTAGATACCATAGAAAATGGCTTACCTATTGGAGAAGTTGGAGGAATAGATGAGTATAATTGCTGAGGTGTTAATGCCACCTGAGTGGACTAGAAAGGCGTTGTGTGCTGAGGTAGACCCTGAAATATTCTTTCCCGAAAAAGGGGAGAGGACAGCCCACGTTAAACAAATATGTAAAGCCTGTAGTGTTAAGGCAGAGTGCCTTGAGTATTCAATACAGAACAATGAAAGGTTTGGCATATGGGGCGGACTAACGGAGCACGACAGACGCAAAGTAAGAGCAAGGAAAAGGGCAAGTTAATTCACAAGCGGGTGGTAGCCATAGTCCTGTTGGTTATCACCCTAACTTTATTGTCAGTAAACAGAATAGGCGCACCCTTTAAATCCCATACTCCAGAGCCAACAAAGGCTACAATGGAGCAGAAGAAGGCTAACAAAGCGTTGGCTAAAAAAATTGCTTGGGTTGGGTATGGTTGGAAAGATAAAGAGTGGGCTTGTCTTGATAAAATTTTTGTTAAAGAGGCGAAGTATGACCATTTGGCAAAGAACAAATCTGGTTCAAGTGCATTTGGAATTGGACAAAGACTTAAAGAAACCAGCAAAGAACCTATGGTTCAGATATTACATACCTATAAATATATCCAACATAGGTATAAAAATCCGTGCTCTGCTTGGCGGTTTCATATTAAACACAATTATTATTAATGTTTGACTTACGAGGTGAGCCAGCATTTGTATGCATATGTGGTTCAAAAATGTGGAACTTAAAAGTAATGTGGGATAACGAGACCAGACAAGTAGGAATGTATTTGCTAGACCAAGTATGTGATGAGTGTGGGGCTATAGCCACCGCTCCAACAGAGATAGATGGGTGTGATTAATGCCGACTTATGAATATAAATGTAATGTATGTGGTGGACAACAAGAACTTAGCAAGGCACACGACGACGAAACAATACCCGTTTGTTGTGATACAAGTATGACCCGCTTATGGTCTGCCACGCCTACCATCTTTAAGACGGGTGGATTTTATTCTACAGGTGGTTGAGGTTCTTCAGTTTCAGGTAAGTCTTCATCACGAAAAGGTTTAAACCCTCCAACTTTATTAATCAATTTCTTTATTGCACGTTTGTTTCTCATACGAGCAGTATCTTCACTGGGTAGTTTCATCTCATCTGCAATTGCTTGGAAGTCCATACTCTCAGAGTAGCGAAGGAACAATAACTTCCTGTCCTCTTTACCTAACTTCCAAAATCCTGCATCAATTTCAATCATCATTGCCATTAGATTTCCTCCTTCAGAAGGAGCAGAGGGTCGAGCAGTGCCACCAAGATTTAGTTTATGTGCAAGATTAATCTCACCTCTTAAGACAGAGGGCAACAAGGCTTCAATCATATCTGCTTGGTAAAAGAATAGGTCAGAGGTTTCATATCCACCTGTCTTTGCTTTCCAAGCCTGACAATAATCTAATGCTTGATTGCGAAGGGAACGATAGATTAAATTCTTTGCGTCCTTCTCACCTATTGCTTCCCAAGTATCTAGTTTATTTGGGTGCTCAACAAACCATTGATATAGATTTTGTTTTATATCTTGTATATCAATCTTAAATTTAAGTTGATACTCAGAAGCAACAGCATCTACTATATATTTCCAAGGTTCTATTCTATCCCATTCAATCACGTTAGTTTTACACCCAATTCTAGTGGAAGGAATGTAACTAACTTGCTTGTCTTTGATTTGTTTTGAAATTCAGTAGTGGTAGGTAGCCACTTATCAACCCATTCTAAATCTTTAACTACTGAGTTAAGAGGGAAAGCCCAGACACCAAGGGGTGTAGAGTTTATATACCAAGGCTGATAACCTAGAACTTCTGCAGTCACAACTAGAAAATCAAACTTTTTTCTTTCCAATAAAAGAGTATCGTAATGGGTAAGCCTAGACTTAAGTTCAATAAACATTTGAAAACGACTACTTGTGCAGTCAAATCCATCATATTCATTGGAAGACTTTTCTAAATCAGAATAGTGTCCAGCCTTTAACCAATCAAATAACTCTTGTTCCTTCATTCAGTATCCCATTTATTTCTTAAGACCAGCAAGGCTATGATTGAGTAGTTTGCCATATCTTTAAAGGAGTCTTCGAGCGATTCGTATTGTGGTGTTGCGCCTTTATCGACAAGGTTATTAATGCGAGCAAGTTTGTCGTGCATACGCACTCGTAATCCATTGAGAGGTCCACCTGGTGATTCGGAGATGTTCTTCGGACCGTAATCAAGGTGCTTCTTAATGAGTAATTGTTTGAGTTCATCAAATGTTTCGCTAACCGCTATTGCAAACTTGGGGTCGAGAGCAGGGGCACTGTAATTTGTAGTATCAATTGTTTGTCCTGTATCTTTGTTGATGTTATATGGAAACCTTGCCGTTCCAAGTGGGTTATAATCTGCCATACTTCTTCATTCCCCATTCTCTTTGTCACCTTCAGTTAGTAATTGCTGAAGTGATTCGTCAAAATTCTGTAGAGAAGATTTGACTATCATATCCTCAATCAACGTGTCAATTAAGTCGTAGCCATTTTCTGCTGCAAACAGTGTAACATAGGTAGATTGTGCTATATGTCTTATTTGTTCCGTGTTGTCCGAATTGTCGTAAAGAAATCTTAGTAAAGAACCAAGCATTAATCTATAGCCATTAGGAAGAATTAGATAAGGGTCAAAGTCATCCTCTTCATCTTCCAAGGTATGGTCTATTAAATCAAATGAGTTATCAAACTCTTGCCCACACTCGTGACACTTGAGATAGTCTGGGTCAATTGGGTCTATCACTCAAGCCCAGCCTTCTCCCTTATATATCCTGCTCCAAATTTAACATAGGCTGAGTTGACATCTTCTCCTTCTGGCAGTTGCACGATAGTAACGGGGAGTTCCCTAGCCAATGAGCGTGCGAACTCCGTGCCTGGTTGGTCTCCGTCGGCAAAGACAAATACTCTTTCAAAGTCCGCAAGTAAGCGAGTGTAATGTTTCTTCCAACTATTAGCCCCAGGAACACCGATACAAGGAATACCAACACAAGCAGAAAGAGTAATAGTATCGAGTTCACCTTCGCACACTCCAATGTAATCGTTTGCTTTATCTATATCTAATACGTTATACATTCTGGTATCAGCACCAGTCATTCCCATATATTTAGGTTCAACAGCAGGATTAAGACTGCGAAAACGCAAATCGACTGCACCAGTCTTGGTAATATACGGTATGGATAATCTTCCTTGGAATGCTTCGTGTCCAACTTCAGGCTCCACGACTACGCCTAATTGCGCCAGCCGTGCTACCTCCAATGGAATGCCTCTGCTTTTTAGGTAATCTTCCGCCCGATAAATGTTTTCCCCGTAGCGTGCTGCTGCTTTGTCCAGTAATTCCTTCTGCGATGCGCTCTGCTTCACGTATATTTACTCCTTCTTGTAGGCTTATGATTTGTAAACTGTTACCTTGCACTCCGCAGGCGAAACAGAAGAATATGTTATTGTCAAGATTCGCAGTTCCTGACTGGTGTGTATCGGAGTGGAATGGACACTTGAGATTAACTTGCCCGTGGTCTTGTCGTAGACTTGCTCCGTAGTGCAAAAGGATTTCTCTAATGCTTGGTAAGTCATTATCATTTCTTCTCACCATATCCTGCCTCTCTTAAAAGATTAACAACATCTTCTAGCCTTAACACTACAACCCAATCCTTGATTCTTTCTTCACCTTGTCCATTAAGTCTTAAACAAACTAAACCAAGTATGCCAGTCTTGGCACGCTCCTTTAATTGTTTAATGGCACTAGATGGATTGAATCCAGTCCGTGCTTTGACTTCCCAATCTATACCAATACATCCAGTTATATCTGTACCACTGCGACCTGCACCAGTGGATTCTGCATATGGAAATCCATTGAGTGCTAAGTATTCAGCCACTACTTTCTGGCTACGGTATCCCCTATGTTTACGGGACTGAGATGGCACTAGTACGCACTCTTATCTTTCTTAAGAATGCGAATAGCCCAATCTAATCCTTGATTAAGTCCATCACCCCACTCGTCGGTAGGTTTAATCTTTGCTTCTTCAATCTTAGTAATAAAATCTTTTAGTTCTGCACTAACTTCAAGTAAAACAAGACGACGAATCTCCTGTGTCATATCATCTTCTTCTTCTCTAATCATACTTACTCCTTAAACTGTTCGACTGGCACTCGCCAGCCTTCAATGTATGAATCATACCATTCGTCAGTCATATAGTTGGTAGGCGAGATGTGTCCATATACCTCAACCTCAGAGTAATACTCAGTGTCTAATACCTTAGCCCCAAAGATATAGTTATTAATATCCTTCTTCCAAAAGGGTATAGAGGTCTGGGTTCGTATAGACCTAACCTCATAGTTCGCCCCTACATCTGCCAGTAATTTACGCTGAGGATGAAGGCTATTGGGATACCAAGGGACGTTCCAAGACTGGTTGTACTGCTTGGCTACCGCCCATTCACATACATTTGCCCTGATGTTAGACAGTAATTCGTGCTCAAGTTTGCCATCTATTTTACCCTTGGCGTAGTTAGGTTTGTCAGTTGAACCAAACTTGGCTAACCATCTTTCTACTGCCAGTATGGTTGCAACCCTAACCTCATCTTTATCTAAAGTTACTATCACCGCCAAGTCATCCTAGGATATTTAGTAAAGTTAATAAAGAAAAATAAGAAATCAAATCTATTTACTTTAGCAAGTATTGTATTTAGATTATCTTCTTCCATACTTATCAAAGGATACTTCTCATATCCAAGACCAAAACAATGCATAGTGTTAAACCCAATAGTTATAGATACGCTACCTATGTCTTTAGTGAATGCCATTAGCCACCATTCTCTGGTATGTCAGACATAAACATAAACTCAGGATTAAAAGATAACCAACAGTTTAAATTAGCATTAGCGTCTGCACGCCCGTATCTATTCTTTACAGGGGCAACAGCCATAGAAGTACCAACAACTCCAAGAGTGCAGATAAGAGCAGGAAGTTGTGCCACTTTACCTTGAAGAGCCGAGCGAGGTTGACAAGGAGTGCCAAGTACAGCCTCAGAAGTATGGTGCAAAATAATAATAGCGGCGTTAGTAGCACGAGCAAGGTATTTCAACTCCTTCATAATAGCCCTCATAGATGCGAACTCTTCGCCTCCGTCAGTTGCAATGTCCATAAGATTATCTACAAAGATTGCTACAGGTGGACAACCCCATAGTTCTTCAAAGGCTTGAACTTCTTCATCTATGTCTTGCAATGTAGGACTAGATTCAAATGACCAAACAATATGAGCACCCTTTGCTAATACAGCACGAGTCCAGCCTTGGTCAGTGTTCATTAATTCTTCTACATCAGTTTGATTCTTACCTGAAATCATTGAGGCTAATCGCATAGCCATAGTGTGAGCATTAGTGTCAGCAGATATATATAGGCTAGGCACTTTCATATTTAATGCTAAGGCTAAAGCAAGAGTTGACTTACCTACACCTGGAGTTCCTGCAAGCATAGAGACTTCTGCTCTACGAAATATAATTTTATTACTTTCAAATGTTTTAAATACAGAAGGTAATGGTTCTCCGCCAATATCTTTTCTGCCTACGCTACGAACAAGCGTTCTCATTAGTTTCCTGTCTTAAGTTGGGAGAGGGATAATATCTTCCCCTTGCTACTACCCCTCCACCAATTCTTATTCTAGTTCTTGTTGAACTAGTTTGCTGGTTTGCATTGGTCTGGTGTCCCCTGTGGGGTCGGACAAGCCCAGAATGCGTAAGGTTTCCCCGTTGTTTTGCTTACTCCACTGCGATGGATTCGTGCTCCGTGTATACACGTCGGGGTTGAGAGACCTCCCGTAGCGGATGGAGCCGATTGCGGGGCGGTTGTTGAGATAGGCGTTTGCGCTATGCCTACTGTTGAACCAGTGGTCCCCAAAGGGGCGACAGTGTAAGCACCTTGAATTAACTTTCCAGTTGCTGCAATCTGTGTAGAGTAATCACTCACACCTTCAAGCAATACTGATAGTTCTTCAGATGTATTTGCACGTATATTAATCAAGTCTCCAGATGGAGTTTTATAAGAGACTTGTAACTTCCAGTCTTCGTTTGCCATTTATTTATCCTTCGTGAATTGGCAGTGTTCTGTGAGTCCACAGTAACTGCACGATTGTAGGTTCGGTAGAAATATACCAGCCTTACGAGCCTTATCAAAGCCTGACACAAAATATTCTAATGCGTCTAGTGTATATCTACTAAGGTCAATCATTTCCCCTGTCCCTGACTCACGAGACATCCAGTAATTACCTAGATTGACTTTAACACCAAGCATCTCTTCTACACCGACTTTATAAAAGCCTAACTGTA